CGCGATTGGGTCGGTCGTGCCGCTCAATAGAATCGGCGCGCCCTGAAAAGCATCGGCATCAATGAGGTCCTGCTGGCAGTCTTGGGTATAGGCTCCGCCAACTGCGCGAGCGCCAATCCCGCGAGGTCCAGAGAGGATGCTGGCAGTTTCAGGCGTGATGATCGTCGTGCTGAAAAGAATTGGCGCTGCCGTGAGCGCCAGATAGATCAGCCCAACGATGGCCGGAATCAGAAATGATGCCCAGTGGTGCATCGCGCCCTCCAAGAATGTGTGGGGGCCAAGATTCAGGCCCCCGTGTTTTAGTAGCTCGAATACCACTTGCCGTCAGGACCATCCCAATACCAGCACTGGACCGCTCCAACCTTTCCGGTTGTCGCAACTCCAATGTTGTTGCCTACGACGGTCGTGTACGCGCCGGTCGGGATGACGCAGAAAGACGACGTTGCTCCGTTGACCGTTGCGTTGCCAGCCACGCCGATTGCTCCGTTTCCGGTGAACGTCCACGAGGTAATCGCATTGGTTCCCGAAATCTTCGTCATCGGAAACGCTATGTTCGTGGCGCCGGCTACCGAGGCAGTCGTTGCGCTGGACGATGAGAACGGCAGGAACGGATTTCCAAACCCGGCAACCCAGGTTAGGGATGTCGTGCTGCAAATCCATTGCGCTCCGGTCCTGATATTGACCCATGGCGAGGCTACGACGTTCGCAAGAACGCACGGAGCGTTCGTCGGCATCGTCAAGCCCTGAGACGATGGCGCACCGCCAAGTCCTTGCGCTGTGGCTGGGTCAGATACGTTGAACCATTGTGGGCGCCCGGCCAAAACCATAGCACCGGCCGCGTGTGAAGTCGCTACCGTCCCGCCTATCCCGCGCTGCACCTGTAGAACCAGGCCGTTCACGGAGACGACCTGCATCAATTCCCGGTCAATGTAGATTTGCCAGGAGTTCTGCTGGTTGATCGTGCCCGTCTGGTTTCCCAAAATGCCCGAAATGCCGGTCGCGGAACCAACCGTCACTGCGGCATAGGGAACCGGTGCGGCGATGTTTTGCGCTGCCGGAGCGGGCAAGGCCGTCGTCAGCGTGGTTTGGATGAGGTAGTTCTGCTGAGCCTCTGCGAGAGCAGGAAACAGCAGCACCGCAAGTGTGGCCAGAAAGCCCAAAGCGAGTTTGTTGAATGTTTTTCTCATGGTCGTTTAGGCTCCCATCACTCTCACGGCGCAGGAGTCGGCATACAACTGGCCGAATCCAAACACCGAATCCCAGCGGTTGATCATCTTCGCCTGTACAGGGTCGTACATGCGAATGAACCTGACGGCTGCCCTTGTTTCCGGGTCGCGCGTCTGCGTGGTCATTTCCGTCGCTTGCGGCTCTTCGAGCTTCACGCCCACGAAACCGAAAGCGTCTCCGTGCAGCACAAGCCCTTGAGCGCTTGTCTTGCCGTTTGGCGCAGTCGTTCCGGGGAAAGCCGTGATCGCCGCGCCGTTGACCGGCACGTTGTCCACGTTCTGGTATTGCGAGCCAGGACCGAAAATGGCCGGTGAGACTACGAGGTAATCCGCCGCCGCGCCGCCGCCAGCCGCGATCAACGGCTGGAGCACTACGAACTGCTTGGGCACCAGCGACAGGTAACGCCGTGTCATCGGGTTCACCTGGTTCACGTTGGCGATCGAAATGACATCGCCCGCGTTGACCGTATCGGTCGCGGTGAGGTTCACACCGATCTGGTTTCCGCCGTTGTTGACGTTCGTGGTGTTGACCGTGAATGCGCCGGCCTGCGTTCCCGCGGTGTGTCGCCAGAGCGACATGCACTCGTAAACGTCAAAGCCATGGAGCTTGCCGAGCGATCCCTCTTTGAACTGCTTCGAGATGTCGTCCTGCGGGTTGAGCAAGCTTTGCAGGGCCGGAACCATCGAAGTTGAGAACTGCGGAGGGATGCACAGCGCCTTTTCACCGCCCGGAGGGCACGCAAGCTCAAACATCCTCTGGCGAGCCTGAGCGAAAGTCGTGACCGTATTCGGGTCTGTGCCCAAAACGCCAACGATGTTGTTCGTGTTCTGATATGCGAACTGAGCACCGCGGGAGTCCGTCTCCTGAGCCATCTGCGCAACGGCAGGCTCAAGATACTGCCTTCGGATTTCTTCCTTCGAGCGCTCCATATTCAAAGCCTGCTCGAAGTCGTCCCACTCGAAATCCACGCCCATGATCTGGTTGCAGTTGATCGTGGTCGTGAGGCGATTGATCGGTTGAGGGTTGTATCCGAGTCCGTCACGAATCAGGAAGCGCTGCGGAATCTTGACCTGAGCGACCGACCCGATGGGGAATTCCTGCTCGAATTCCTTCTGCCATTCCGTGTTGAAGCACGAAACGACTTCTAGCTTGTTGAGAAGCAACCGCAGGGCTTCCATCGAAACCCATTGCGGGAACGCGAATGTATTGGGCATTAGCTCGCTTTCCTTCTTTGGGCGTCCTCGCGGTTTGCAGTTTCTCGGTACGCCTTGAAGTTCCCTTGTTTGAGGTTCGAATTCACCTCATCAACGGGAGCGGTTGCCCTGCCTCCGACGCTGGCAGGGGGCGCGGGTGCGCGTGTCACCTGAGTCGTCGAAGAGTCCGTAGCCTGTTTCGTTTCCTTTTTCTCAGGTGCCGATACCTCTGCGGACAGCTTGTCCTCGAGCCTGGTCAGCTCGCGGGCCGCTGCGTATGGCGACATGCCCTGAATGCGATCAATTTCAGCCTGATCACCGGAGAAGTGGTAAAGCAGCACCGCACCAATGTCGGAATCGAGAATGAACTGGTCAAGAACGCTGCGCTCTTTGATGGATTTCAGGGCGGCGTCCTGATACTTGCCGTCCTTGTCATTGAGGCCGACTTTCTTTGACCAATCCGGGAACTTCTCGGTCGCAATCTTGATCGAATTCAGCCACCGCTTCTGCACAAGGTCATTGTGCTTCGCGGTCTGCTCTTCCTGCTGCTGCTTGGCGTATTCTTGACGCGCCTCTTGCTTCGCAATCTCTTTTACGGCCTTGTCCCGCGCATCAAGCCACGCCTCGTCAGTCGCATAGAGAGCCTGTCCGGTTTTATCGGTATCGTTGCGGCGAGGGATAGCGACTTCCTCTTCTTTCGCTGGCGCGGGCCGGGCACTCTTTCGCAGTTCCTCATTTTCAGCGCGTAGCTGTTTCGTCTCTGCGAGCAGTTCCTGTATCCGCGTGGCCGCATTCTTTTTCGGCTTGGACTCTTCTTTTGCGACGACCGGGGCCGCAACCGATTCAGCCGGAGGGGTTTCCTTCGACTCGGTGACTACCTCTTTCGCAGCCGGTGACGATTCGGCAGGCGTCTCTTCTTTTTCTTTGGGGGCTTCTTTGGCGGGGCGCTCGGGCAAATCTCCCGTCTGGCGCCAAGTGGCTTTTTCTTTTTCGTTGAGGGATGCGAGGACTTCGCTGGGTGACGAATCAGCGGTTACCGTTGCCGTCTCTGGTGCCATCGTTTCTCCGATGAAAGTATGTCACTTCTCACCGGGTTGACGACGCCCTCCGACACGTCATAACCTTCAGGTGCTGCAACCGCTGTTGCTCGGCTTGGCGGCATTTTGCGCCATATCACGTGCACTGTCAATTAGAACTTGTGCGCGGCCTTGTACGGATCGGAACCGTGAAGAGATTTTGCCACTTTCTTCACATGCCCGAATTCCTTGGTGTTGATTTCACCAAGCGCTTCGTTGATGTTCGCGCCGCCCATGATGCTCGAATGCTTGCGCTTCGTTCCCGGAGCGCTCTCCATCCGCTCTTTCTTCGGCCAGTTCAATTTCGCCATCACTGTCCTCCTGTCGGCTGTGCGCCGCCGCCATTATTGCCCCCTTCTGGCGTTGGTGTCAAGGCAGCTTGTTGCGCCTGTTGCTGCATCGTCTGCGAATGTTCCTGAGCGCTCAGCGCGGTCTCATGCGCTTGCTGGCGGAAGTCTGACTTCAAATCTTCGAGCGCCTGCAAACGCTCGCTCAATTGCTGCGCCTTTGTGTTGATCTCGGCCACAGCCTTCGCGGTGTCGGAATG